GACGACGATGACGATGGCGAGCGCGCTATGCCCCGCTATACCAAAAATGACAAGCCGCAAGAAGAGCAGGCCCCTGTTATTTCAAGATCACAAGCCTACGAGCTAGGACAGATCATCGATTCTTGCGACCAAGAATATAAGACGCAGCTATGGGCTAGCTTACAGAAGGCCCCTTTCTCAATCTCTTCACTAGACAAGATGCCAATCGCTCTATACGACCGCGTTAAAACAGCGGCGATCAAGAAGCGAGATGAACATAAAGCGTCTAAGGTTGAAGAGCTTGAGGTGGCGCATGCTTAACATATGCGAAATATATGACGCATTTTTGCAAGAGGGGGAGCCCAACGGGCTCTCCTCCTTGCAGGATCTATGGAATAAAATAATCGAAGAACGCATCAAAGAAGAGGCAGAACATGAGTTGTTTAGTACAAAATAGCGAAGAGTGGTTGGAATGGCGCCGTGGTAAAATAGGCGCTTCGGATGCCCCCGTGATAATGGGCGTCTCGCCTTGGCAAACGGCATATGATCTATGGTGTCAGAAGCTGTCACTTACCACGCCAAGACAAATAAATAGCGCTATGCAGCGTGGCCACGATTTAGAAGAAAAGGCCCGTGCGGTATACGAGCAGAAGACTGGCCTTTTTGTTCTGCCTCAAGTCCGCGAGCACTTCAATATCGAGTTTATGATCGCCAGCTTGGATGGCATAACGATCGACGGCAAGCATGCGGTCGAGATCAAGTGTGCAGGTAAAGAAGATCACAAGAAGGCGGTTGAAGGCGAAGTTCCCGAAAAGTACTACCCCCAGCTTCAACACCAGATCGAGGTGTGCAACCTAAAAGAGATCGATTATTTTTCCTTCGACGGAGAAGATGGCGTCATCGTTAAAGTGCCAAGAAATAGCGTATACATCACTAACCTTAAGCAACTTGAGCGCGAGTTCTGGGAGAACATGCAGAACCTGATGCCGCCCGTTATGACGGAACGCGATTACGTTCAGCGCAACGATGAACTGTGGATGCAAGCGGCTAACGAATGGATGGCGATCCGCAAGCAGGCCAGCGACTTAGAAGACCGCGAACAAGAGCTAAAGGCCGTCTTGATCTCGATGTCACAAGGTAGAAATTCTTGTGGTGGAGGGGTTAAGGTGTCCAAGGTGGTAAAAAAAGGTAGTATAGACTACTCTAAGTTGCCTTCAGACATAGATTTGGAGCAGTTTAGAAAACCAAACATCTCATACTGGCGTTTAACGCATTAACATGGAGGTTAATATGGAATGGGGACAAGTATGGACTATAGTGGGGTGCATTGGGGCGATGATCGCTCCCATGTTCGCCTTAATGCTCTATATGTTCAACAAATTAGATAGCGATATCAAAGTGATCGCGGCATCTACTTCAGCAGCTAGTGCGGCATCTAATGCAAGAATCGATAAGCTATATCAAATGTTCGTCGATCTTCTGAAAGAACGGAAATAAAATAGCGCGCGGCTAAACATGGAGAAAAAGCCGCGCGCATTTATATTATATGAGGCTGGCGATATTAGTTAGCTTATGCCCTGGCAATATAATCAAATGCTCGGGGCATCCATTCTCGTCAAAACTTTCTGGCTTCATATACCACTGATAGTGATCGGGAACTGCCCTGAATCTATAACAAGAATCTTTTTTAGGACAATCTTTTTCTTGGCACATCGCTACATCAGCCATCGTTCTTCATCTTCAGTAAAATTTCATATTGTATTTTTAACTGCGACTCAAGAAGGTTGTTCTTGAGTCCGCAGATAAAGGATTTAGCGATCGGATCGCCATCTTTTTCTACTATCCCAGCCACATGGTCAACAAATGACTTATGGCAGCTGCAACACCAAGATCCCGTGTCTTGCAATTCTTGTGCCATCTCAATCGCCGTTTTCATTCCTAGCCGCTCCCATAATCAGTTTTTCAATCTCTTTGTTTATGTACCAAGCGGCCTTCATTAAATCTTCTTGCGTGTCGCCTTTTTTACCAGCTCTCAATATATATTTAACTGCATTACCAAGACAGAAATTAAGATCAAATGCCTCGATGACCTCAATTACTTCTAGCCCAACTCCTTGATAATGAGCAGGATGATTCACACTAGACATCTTAGTCGCACCTTCTCATTTTGAACGTAAAAGGATTTGTCTTTTTTTTTCCGCCTCACTAGCATCGCGCAAAATATCATCGACCAATAAGTCCTTCATCTCACGTTGAATACGCGGTGGCATAGCGTTAAAAGAGCCAGTAGTGGGATTATAATTGCCATCTTGTGCATGGGGCCACCAGAATCCCTCATCCTTCAAAGTAATATCGAATGCATCCATCCGCTGTAGTAATTCGGGCCTTACATCGCGAAGGCGCTCATATATCATGTTAAACGTAAAAGGACTAGGCGTTGATCTTCCGTCGCAGTAGCGCCTCGCAAAATGGATTAGATCAATCAGGTCTTCTTCTTCAATCTCGATCATGTATCCCTCTTCAGTTTCTCTTGTATTGCTTCTAAGATCCATCCGTTTTTAGTAAGGCCAATGCGTTCATACAAGATGTCGTCTATCTTGGCCACAATATCCGTCGGTACTCGAAGGCAAAAAAAAGACCATTCTCTTTTACTTTTCTTCTCTGGTGCTGGTGTTGACATGAATTTCCTATGATTATTATATATTTAATATATGGATGTCATATATTTTATGTCAAATCAGGCTCAAAAGGGTCGTCGTTTCTCGTGATGGAATATTCCAAACCGTTCTCGCTCATGAACTTGGCATACCTCTTGACTATAACATCGCAGTAGGCAGGCGATAGTTCAATGCCGAAGCACCGACGTCCCAACTTTTCTGCTGCGATTAGAGTAGTGCCTGATCCAAGGAAGGGATCGAAGACAACATCACTTTCCTTTGAGCTGTTTTTGATCAGATATTCGACGATTGCGACTGGCTTCATAGTCGGATGCTCTTCCGACCTGCTGGGTTTGTCATATTCTAATATGGTGGTCTGCTTCCTGTCGGAATACCAATTGTGCGCTTTGCCCTCTTTCCAGCCATAGAGTATAGGCTCATGCTGCCATTGATAGTCATTGCGCCCCATCACCATGCAGTTTTTTTTCCATATCAGGCACTCTGATAGCTTAAACCCAGCTTCCTTAAATGCTTTTCGGAAATTCAATCCCTCGGAATCGGCATGGAACACGTATATTGATCCGCCAGCTTCCAAGTGCTCAAACATTCCTTTATATGCGTCTAAAATAAACTGAAAGAAATTGCCATCTTCCATTGAATCGTTTTGTATAGTTAATGCTTTTTTTGTTTTACCTACATAAGCCACATTATAAGGCGGATCAGTTACTATGAGGTCAGCTAATTCATTTTCGAATAACTTTTTATGATTTATTGTTTCTGTTGAAGAACCGCAAATCAATCGGTGCTGGCCAAGTGTATAGAGGTCGCCTGCTTTAGTGACCGCATCCTCTTCTTTAGGAGGATCAATGTCTGCATCATCACCGTCTCCATCAGACAAACCTTGATTGAGATCGAGGCCCAATTCTTCAGCACTGAAACCCCATTCGAGCAGGTCGTCCATATCCCATTCGAGCAGGTCGTCCATATCCCATTCGTTCGCCAAGCAGTCCCAATCCCATTCGCCTGTATTTTTATTGAGGCGGATATTGAGTTCATCGACTTGATCGGATGTAAGCGGATCTTTCGGAATCCAGCAATCGATCTCCTTGTACCCGAGATCCTTAAGAACCTTAAGACGTTGATGGCCACCGATGATCGTGCCATCGATATTGCAGATCGGCTTCTCGGCGATGCCGAATTTGGTAAGGGAATCGGTCAGGTTTTTATGCTGCTCTTTTGATAAAGTGCGCGGGTTTTTAGGGTGCTCTTTCAGATCCTTGATCTTGAACTTCTTGATCGTCCACTCCATCTTTGTAACATCCTTCCGCACAGCGGTAAACTATTTCATGAACCCAACATTCATTCAACTCGCTCCATGTCTTTTTCCCAGTCATATATGGTCTTTTCTTATGAAGGAGACAACAATTAAACCACCGTTGGATCTCTGGTGGGAGCGGACTTATTGTCGTTAGCCTGTTTGAGTTCTTGCTCATCTATCATACCCATAATTTCTTGTATCATGGTTGATCGCATTCTATCATCAATGCCATACCACAATCTGTGTTCCCATAGGACGAATACGGTGTCCAGAACCTGTCGAATTGTATCTCTGTCCATTATTTAACAAAATCTTTGTGTGATGTCATCTCAAGGATGGCAGCTCTGAGTTTATCGAACACTTGATCCATATTTTCTTTAGATGCGTAACAATGTCTGGCAATTACGCCTACAGTTGAAGCCAATATAAAATCTTTTATATCATTAATATCCATGTCACATTTTTCAGCCGCTTCTAAAAATAATGGCATGAATTTATCAAATTTATCATTGTGTACGTTTTCCACCCTAGTCTCCCTTTTCTAGTTCAATTTGTTTGTTAAAAAAACAGTCCGAGCAGCGTGCTATAAAAGCATCTGTTCCTATAATGCCCGAAGTGGCTGGCTTGCCACATATGCACATGATTTGTTGGCCATTGGCATCACAAAATTTGGCATTGCTCTCATCCAACCACCTAATTGGCATACCACATCCGAACTCGGCCACGTATTCGCCTTCTTTCATACATAACCTTTAATTTTCTGATTTTAGATATGCGCCCCTTACTGGAGACGTGGAAAATGATATACATTCGGATAGATAAACAGGATCTGGCAATACATATTCCATCGCCTCTATAGCAAAATAATTAGGCAGCCGTTTCCCATTAATGGTTTCGTGTTTCCGATATTCCAAACATAAATCCATCAACTCGGGACATTTTTCTTTGCATACTTCTTCGAAGTGACTTTCTAAAAATGTTGATGCTTGCCAAGCGAATATCATCTGTGCTTTTTCGTCATCTCGCCAATTCTTATTCCTTCGTTCTAATAAAGTGATGGTGTCGTAAAGAGTCAAAATAGTAGGTTCATCAGAAATTTGTACGGTAGCTGCGGAATTTATCAGCATATCCCTAATTAATTGATCTTCCTGTTCTCTCATCTTAGTCCACCTTGTCGTATCTTCTGAATCGCATAGTGTTGCCTATCATGGATAGAATCTGCTCTTTTACGTTCAAGTCTTTTAAATATTGATTGGTCAACTCGATTAGGCAATTCAAATCGGTAGAAAGGCATTCTAGTTTTGACACCTTTCTCATCTTTGATTTGCCCTTCTTTATCCTTCGCCCGCCCATACAACTCCATCAGTCTTGCGTGATCTTCTAGTAATTTTTCTACTCGTTTTGGAAATTTCCTAAACTTTCTGTTGACGATTTTTAATAATAAATAATTTGCAATCTTGAGGATATATTCGGCGTCGTGCCTGAACATCGGAATTGACAGCAGATTAGGATCAATCAGATTAGCAATATCAGGAGCGCAAACTGTTGAAGTTATCATTCATTCCCTCTCAATTTTAGCCATGCATCAATATATTTTTCCGCTTCGATCGGCAATTGATGATACGAAAACCAGTGGATATGGCCATTGGAAATTTTTATTCCAAACTTGACGTCGTCGCCATCAGCCTTGAGATATTCAAGCTGCGGATATAGTCTCTTTACTTCATTAAAAAGCTCACTCTCATCATGCAGGATCGACATGATCGCACTCCTTCGCCTATTAAGTTCCAACCGCAATTCAAACAGTCTTTTTGTTTGTGCTTTATTTAATCCGAGCATGGTTTTTTCTTGAACTCAACATCAAAACTTTTCTCTAATATATCGATGATAGTTTTTGCCACACCGTATTGAGTTAGAAGTGGATAATCATCGAGATTGAAACGGACACCTTCTGGCGTCAACTTCATTATCCAATTTCCGTCGCCGACTGAAAAACAAATTTCCCTTGGCGCAGGTATAGGATTTTCTATTCTAATTTCCATAAAATAATCCTTAAATGTCTGATAATATACGTTATGTTGCTCGGCTCCATACCCCACAAGAGGCATCAAACCCTTTTGTCTTTACAAAGATCCGTGATGCCCCTACACCATATCTTGAACGGTGTGAGTCTTTTCCATTTTTCTTAACAATTCTCATCAGATCTTAATGTTCCAGATATTCTTTTACAATCGGATCTTTGATATTATTTTCTCTAATCACCCGATCGATATCGCCATCACGACATAAAATATGACCGATTGGAAAACCGAGGCCACACTTGTTGCTTTTGCTAGCTACGATCATCCATTTTTGCATTTCGCCTTTCTCATCAGTCGGCACGTCATGATCGCAGACTACCAACACATCCATAGAAATTCCATCCTGCCGATTCATGTCGTAATCAAATTGCATGCAGGCAGGACATAAGATAGTGGGATCTTTAGCTGTCATAGTTTAAAACCAGTTATTTTGTTCCATGGGATTTGACAATCGAAGCACTTTTTGTGCACGTTCATCATCAGAAAGTCCGCATTTTCCAGCGGCTTCTTGCACTTAGGACAGATTGGATCTTGTTTGATGGGTTTTGGCTTATGTTTCATGGCATCCTGCCATATATCAAGATAATGAAGAATGTGATGACCATTAGCAGTCCAACGATCATCCCATCTATGAATTGTTCGGGCACCTGCATGGTATTTCCTTATAAAATGCCACATGTTGGAGTTGCACCAACGTCTCCTACTGGCCGCAGTTTTCGGCGCTATGTCTACTTAGCTAATGTGGCAAACTACCTGCATAGCAACATGTTGGAATTGCACCAACGACCTCTACTAACTGGATGAGATATCTAGAATCAGTGCCAGTCTTCGCGCTCTATCTGCTGAGCTAATGTTGCAAACTGCCTGCCGTGGAGCGACCAGGCGCAGGCGACCTAATAGCAGTTCGGAATGCTGATCGAGCTAAGCATAAATCAGCAAACTAACGGTATGACGCTATCACGAGTACCGAGCCGTTAACGGTGAGGCCATACACGTTCCGCGCTAGGAATTCTTATCAATTAACTGCATTGATTTTGTGAAAAATATTGGCTCTCCACACTTCTTACACGAAACCAATATGCTTCCAACAGGGGCATTTTGTATGTCAACCGTGTCATAATCGTCTCCATGAAAGCTGAACCAGTATCTCCACCCACCCAGCCCATTTTCATTGGTGTACTGTTTATTTAGCTGCAAGTGGGTGACCAGCCAAGCCACGTCTGTTTCGGTTTGAATGGACTTGGCTGCTATAAATGCTTTAGCAAACTGGTCAAGGATCTCTCGCTCTTGACCAGTGATCTCTCTAATAGCTTTTTCCAACAAAACGTCTGTCATCACAATTGCTCGCATTCAATTATTCGGTCATTATTCGGCCAAATTGACCGTATTAATAGCGAAGGGTGGGATTTGCGCCCACAATCCTACCCAAGCGAACCCAGATATGCTTTACTAGTTAAGCTACAATCGCACATTTTATTTTTCTTTCTTTTCGGCCTTCTCTTTTTTCATCTTGGCAGGCTTTTTTGTGAGAGCCTTTTTCAGCTTCACATCATCCTTCATCTGCTTCTTGAATTCTTTGGTATCTTCCTTCAAGTGAGTCAGAACCTTTTTCTTTTGGTCGCCCTTCATGATTGATCCTCTTATTCGTTCATCGCATACCTGAGCCAGTTCTCTCGCTGTCTCATAACATCAAAATGCCTCTTGGCTATCTTATAGCACTTCCTGCATAAGACTATCGCCTTATCGGGATCATCTTTCGGATAGTCTTTCTTGAATTTTTCTAACAAAGAGTCACGATCAAACGGCTCTTCATATACCTTATGGCACTTGGCGCAGGTAAACGACAGCATACTAGCTATTGCTTCACTTCATATTCGCCATCACCACAAGGGCATTCTTGTCTATGCATCGTGTATTGTATTTTGCCTCGGCAGTATCCTGTCACGGTAAAATACAAGTGCCCATCTTGCTCAAAATACTCTTTCTTGTAGTCTTTATCGCAAGCGAATGTTGGGACTGCGCAAAGTAACATCAATCCAAGTAATACTGCCTTCATAGGTATCCTCCAGTTATGGTTGTAACAATATATATTTTACATATATTTTTCAATCTTTCTGGTGGCCTATACAGGCGACATTACAAAGGCTTCGGCCTCTCGTGCTATCCTATTTTTATAATCAGGCTGCGCCAAGATCATATCCACAAGGTCAGCATCGCTTTTAGGTATGGCAAGATCCCGATCTTTTAGCTTGGGCTCCCACTCTTTTTTCATCCTAAGAAGGCACTGCTCATATTTATGATCTATCACCCATTTGATTCGACGTTTCATATCGGACTCAAAATCGGCCTCTATATCATTCATGATGGCATTTTTTTGATGTTCTTCAATTGTGAAAAGAACTTCGTCATCGACAGATATTTTCATATTTCTCCTAACAGGTTAAAGCTGCTGAAAATGTTGAGTTAGTGGCTATCACGTCGATGACCTTAGTGCTTCCTGTAACGGTTACCTGTACAATTGCAGTATCGCCAACGTCCATATCTATTAAAACAGCACCAGAAACTCGGTAACGATTTGTAGACGTCTGGACAGCACCATAATTTGCTCCCATAAAGGCAACGCTGCGATTAGATGTGACAAGATTAGCATTACCGCCAGTATGGCCTACTAAAATACCACCAATTTCTAGGGTTGTATTTATCTGATATCTGCCTGTGATAGGTGCAGTGAATGTGCTAGTACCATCAAAATCAGCATTTTGATCGAAAATCTCATTCGCAAAGATGATTGTATAAACGGTGCTGTCTCCTGTTACATCCGTTTGATCGCTGGCAACAGCTAGGAAAGCAGGCTGAAGTGGCTTAGTAATCTCACCTGCGGCTGAAATTATCTCTGCTGATGCTCCAGCTGTTACCAGGGCCATATTGTTGGTACCAACTCGATAAATTCCAGTATCAGTATCAGCAGAAAAAGTAATTGCTGGAGTGCCAACGGCACCATCATTGAATTTGCTAGTGCCAAAAATATTTGATCTTGCTGTCTGAGTCGTAACTGTCATGGCCGACGTTGTGCCATAAAAATGAATGGCATCATAAATTATTGTACCAGCGCCAGTTATAGTTGAAACATTAGAGCTGCCAACCGAAATATTGGAACATGTGATCGTTGCAGTGGTGGTAAAAGCTGTCGCACTTCCAGGCAAAAAGTCTACAAATGTCAAAGTACTGACACCAGATCCGCCATGAGTAAGACAAATTGTGCTAATATTCGTAGTGGACATGAGTGTATGTCTACAATCTATACTACCTGTTCCAGATGTTGTAATAGTATGATATACTTCACTATAGTATATTACTAAACCGCCAGCTGATATTGTACTTGCTGTTGTTGAAATACCTGTATTATTTAGAACACAATTACTAAACCGCATTGCGCCAGCTGAAGTACTGATAAAAGTCGCAATTCCAGTGGTTGCCAGATTGAGTTGGCAATTCCTAAACCCTATAACAGACGATGCATTTGAAGAAGAAAAAGACAGGATACTGGCGTTTGTTCCGTTGAAAAGGCAGTCATAAAAAATCGGGACTGTAGCAGCAGATCCCGAAATGTCTAAACAAAAATCTCCATTGGTTTGAAATGTTATGTTTTGACACCAAAATATCCCTGCAGTTGTGGCGGTGCACTTTCCAACGATCGTTACGTTAACAGGATCCCATCCGACCAGAGCTACCCCTGCTTTTAATGTCAGGTTCTCTGTGTATGTCCCATCCTTAATGGCAATTGTATCGCCAGAAGATGCAGATGTAAGAGCAGACGCAATTGTTGTATGTGTGCCTAGCCCAGCAGTAGCACTAACAATCCATTTGGCTGTAGCAAATTTGTTGTCACCAGTTGTAAATGGCATAGCCGATCCTTATGTTATATTCCATCCACCAACTGGATTATTTGCAGCGATCCAAGCTGTACCTGTGGATCTGTAGACTAGTTCGATGGCATCGCCGCGTTGCGTATTGATACAAGTTCCACCTGCGGCTGATACTGTTGTTCCAATACGGATTACTTGGGAGCCTGCGGCTTGTATGGTAAGGAGATTCGTAGTATCGACGACATACCGCACTATATCCCCTTGGGCAGGAGATGCTGGCAAAGTTGAGGTTGTAGTCGTCGTGGCGAAATAACCGTTACCAGAGGCCGCTGTGACGCTTCCTGATACATCAGTCCAAGCGGTCGCTACCGAGTTGGTTGTGCCAAGCTGGCCTGAAGTATTGATATTGACTAAAGGCCCTGTAACGGTAACACCACTTATACCCTGAATAAAGGCGGATGTCTGTGTGCCGTTTGTCCCTATTCGGATACGAGCGTTATCGCCTAGAGTCCCTGCATTGCCTAGGATAATATTGTTGCTGTCGTTTGTCGTTAAATTAACGCCAGCTTGATATCCAATTGCAATATTATTTGCACCCGTCACTATCTGCTGAAGTGCCTGTCTGCCGATAGCCACGTTTTGGCTAGTAGTGGTTACGCTCTGTAATGCGATAACGCCCACAGCAACGTTGTAATTTCCGCTATTACAGGCCGCTAGAGCGCTAGATCCAAAAGCCATATTGGAATCGCCAGAGGTCAAGCTAGATAGGGCTAAACGGCCTATAGCAGCGTTGTTGGCTCCGCTCATACCTGCTTTACCTGCACCGCTTCCGATCATGGTATTGCTCAAGCCGTCTGTAACGGTAAATGTGCTGTCGGTTCCCAAATTAGCGAAAAGTACGCTAGAGCCTGCGCCAAGAGCAGCATTATTGGCATAAATACGGACTGTTGTGCCAGTGATGGAGCCTGTGTCACCGTTAATTGTAGCGATGCGAGCGACTGTTGTCCAAGTAGGCGGATTGTTTATTGTTGCTGTAAGAAGCTGTCCTGTAGTACCGTTTGCAAGTAGAGAAGGAATGCCAGTTGTACCAGTAATTAAGACGCCATTATTAGCAGTGGTTATTTGTCCGACGACATCATTAGCTGAGGAATATAAAATACGGTTAATCGTGGTCGTGCTAGGATAGGTGGCTGTGCTAAAAGCTGGATCCAAACTAGATCCTGCGCTCTGCAAAACTTGCCCTGCTGTAGCTGTAGGCCCTACTTTTGTAATAGTAGCAGTTCCTGCACCAACTAATACAGCATGATTGGTAAGGCCAGTTAATTGAATGGTCTCTGTGCTGCCAGAGCCGCTTGTTGTAATGCTGCCCGTTCCCACAACGTTGATATTTCCTGCTGTAGGACTAACTACAACTGTATCATTGCCCGTGATCGTGCTTAAAACGCCTGTTCCTGAAGTAGAGACAAATCCGTTAGCACCCATGGTAAATTGGGTAGAATTGAAATGTGCTACGCCTGATTTTGTTCCGTCTGCCGCTGCCGCTGAAGTAGCATATTGCACCTCGACGTTATAAGCGTTAGCTGCCCTTGATCGTGTTTCCATAACGACAGAGTGATTCGCTACAACAGCGCCATTAACCGTCACTACACCAGCCGCTGTGGGTACTACTGGATCGGTTCCTGGAGCCGTGTTAGCCTCCACATTAAACGAAGTAGATGCGATACCGCCCCCATTCAACTGGACAAATCCGTTTGCATCGACATCAAATGCCGTTGAGTCAAAGTTAGCCAGACCAACCTTTGTTGCGTCGGTAGCAGCAAGGGCTTGGGATTTTTGAACATTAACTGTTAACGTCGCAGTCCCAATAACACCTGTAGTTGTTACTGGAGACGTTCCAGCCGCTGTTGAAGAGCCGAATATATTCCAATTATCACCAACAGGAGCTAGGACAACTAAATCGTTACCTGTAATTGTTTTTGGGCCGCCTATAGCAGCTTGAAGGGATAATGAGTTTGAACCAGGGGTGAACGTGATCGAACCATCCGAACTGGTTAGAGTTGCAAATGCAGGATCCAACGTGGAAGATGCTATAAAAACTTGCCCATCCGTCCCAGCGGCTGTTTGTACAACGGGATTTACCCCATTGCCAATCAGAACACCGCGATCTGTTAGCGTAGTCTGCCCTGTTCCGCCTTGCGGCACCGTGATCGGGGTTTCTAAACTAATGGTGACGGTATTACCAGGGCCATTTCCATCGACATCGATGCCAGCGCCACCTACAAAATTGATATTCCCTGTTCCGTCAGGCAAAACAGGAGGTGCGCCATCATCGGTCGTGATAGAAATAACAGCCCCAATGGAGCCTGCTGTTTCACGATATTCTAGATCACCTGTCGTGGGATTTACTATGTAGGGCATGCTTACACATATGTATAGGTTAATCTATCATCCCAGACAAATTCATAATCCGTTGAGGATTTCGTGTCTGAATTCTCAGGCCAAAACTTGCCAGTCAATGAATTAGTGGCATCATAGGTGTGAAAGCTAATCTGCCACTTATTATCACTTTCCGCCGTTCCAGCTTTGGCTCGTCCAATGTAGATTGGATTCCCTGCAGCATCATTCTGACAGCGTATTTCCACCTCGGACTGATAGACGATATATTGTCGTCTATCAGCCTGGCCAAATGTGAAGGGGCGATTTGCCCCACCTTGAAAAGTAGTCATTTAAACCTCTATCTACTATTGGCTTAAACGATGTTCTGTCCGCACCACAGCGTGCCATTGTAAGTAAGAGTATAGGACTCATAAGCCGTATTTATAAGCTTAGTGCCAGCGCTAGTACCCCCTGCCGCAATGTTCTTACTATTCCCGTCTATGGTTACGTTATTACCAGCAGCTTGGCCCACGCCGTCATAGATAATGACTTGGCGTCCTGTTGCGGGAGAGGCAGGTAATGTGATCGTTAAGACACCGCCAGTCGAGTCGGTACTAATGAAATAGTCTGTTCCTAAAACCGCGTAAGGAGTAGCGGCAGAGGCTACACCCGTCACTTTTACCTTAACACCCGATGATAGGAGGATTCCGTTTGTACCAGCCGTTATGTTGACACCGCCCGCGGCGCTGTTTGCCGTTAGATTGACGGCATCGATAACGCTCTCGGTTGCCGAAATATTTACGGATGAACCTGTGGCAACGATATCAATATCCTCACCTGCAGCCGCTCCAGAAGCCAATATATCGATACCACCAGCTGTAGATACAATTGTGATACTATCTGGGGCACTTTCCGTGGCCGATATGTTCACAGAACTACCTGTAGCGACTATATCGATGTCTTCGCCTGCGGCTGCTCCCGAAGCTAAAATGTCGATACCACCAGCGGTAGAGACGATCGTGATACTATCGTTAGCACT